ACTGGCTCTCAAGGCGCAACTGGCTCTCAAGGCGCAACTGGCTCTCAAGGCGCAACTGGCTCTCAAGGCGCAACTGGATTGCAAGGCCCACAAGGTAATGCAGGCCCGGTTGGAGGTCAACGATGGGCTTATGTTGGTGATGGAATACAAACTAATTTTGCAATTTTAGGAGCAACAACAACAAATCCTCTTGGATATTCTGTCAATATTGATGGTGTAACTCAAGACCCTAACGATTATTCGATTGCATCTGGATTTCCATATGTCCTTACAATTTCTGCTCCAGTTCCAAGTGGATCAAATATTGTAATTACATCACTAAATGGCATTACAGGAGCAACAGGTGTAGCAGGTTCCGCTGGGCCGTTCGGTGGAATCCGTTGGGCTTATGCAGGAGGAACGCAATTCTTCGATATTACAGGAAACACTACAAATAATCCTCTTGGATATTTAGTTTGTATTGATGGCGTTGTTCAAGACCCAGTTAATTATTCTATTAGTGGAAATACATTGACAATGAGTTCTGTTGTTCCAAGTGGATCACAGATTGTTATTATTTCTTTAAACGGAATCCAAGGAGCTACTGGGCCAAGTGGTGGCGCGACTGGTGCTACTGGATTGACTGGCGCAACTGGTTCGGCATCTCCAGCAGGAGGAATTCGATGGGCGTATGTTGGCAACGGAACGCAATCTGCATTTTCTGTAATTGGAGCAATTTCGACACTTGCAACTGCATTTCTTGTCGCAATTGACGGAGTAGTTCAAGACCCGAATGAATATACTATTTCTGGAACAACGCTTACAACTTCATCTGCTGTCCCCAATGGAAGCACAATTGTTATTGTTTCATTGAATGGACTTACTGGTGCGACTGGGCCGAGCGGTGGGCCGACAGGCGCAACTGGAGCTACCGGGAATATTGGGCCTCAAGGAGCAACTGGAATCGGGGCAACAGGAGCCACGGGAACAGGAACTCAAGGCGCGACTGGAGCCACGGGAGTATTGCCACCCACAAATTTTGGTGGTGCATGGGCATATAATGGTGATGGAATTCAAACAGTATTTGCAATTACTGGAGGATTGTCTATACTTGCTCCAGCATACCTTGTTCATGTCGATGGTATTTATCAAAAATCAACAAATTATACTATTAACAATGTTACCCCAAGAACACTAACTTTTTCGACTCCGATACCATCGGGATCAGAAATAACAATACTATCACTATCGGTAGCTTAACAATCAAAAAATCAAAAATTAAATTAGAAAACTAAAATTATGTCACTAACTAAAGCAACAACTAATGTAGTCAACCTCAACAAAGATACACTTATCAACGGACATACCGCAGGAAGAGGTGGAGGAAATATTGAGAACAATACTGCATTTGGATTTCAAGCACTTTTGGTTAATACAACTGGAAGCAACAACACAGGCATTGGTGCAGGCGCACTCGATAGCAACACGATTGGGAATGAAAATGTAGGCATCGGTGCAGGCGCACTTTCCTCAAACACAACTGGGGTGGAAAACACAGCAGTTGGAACAAGCGCACTTTCTCTTAACACAACTGGAAGCGATAATATTGGCATTGGACGAGTTGCACTCTTGAACAACACGACTGGAGACGGAAATATTGCAATTGGAGTATACTCACTTTTAGCCAATACCGCATCAGGAAATGTTGCAGTTGGATCAAGCGCACTTATTAATAACACAATTGGAAACGGAAATACCGCAGTTGGTAATGCTGTATTAACAACAAACACAACTGGAAATAACAATACAGCATTTGGATCATCCGCAATGCAGAATGGCAACACAACTGGATCAGGAAATACCGCAGTTGGAAGAGTGGCATTGGCTGGATCAACTGGAGACAACAATACTGGAGTTGGAGAATTTACTTTATATGCTAATACTGGTGACGAAAACACGGCTATGGGTAGCACAGCATTGGTTGTAAATACTACTGGCAGTTTCAATGCTGCTTTTGGCCGAGCATCAATGTTTGACAATACAACTGGTCAGCAAAATACTGCTTGTGGAAATGCCGCATTGAGCAATAACACAACTGGATCATTTAATACTGCTTGTGGAAATGGCGCACTTAATACCAGCGTATCATTTGATAATTCTACTGGACTTGGACACGAAGCAGTTGTTACTGGAAGTAACCAAGTTCAACTTGGCAATTCAGCAACCACTACTTACGCTTTCGGGGCAGTTCAAGATCGTTCTGATGTTCGTGATAAATCGGATGTGCGTGACACCGAACTTGGACTTGAGTTTGTCAACGCACTTCGTCCCGTTGATTTCAAGTGGGATATGCGTGAAGATTATCGTTCAGAGGCTCCAGCAAAACCTTCTCCAGAAGCTACTGATGAAGAGAAAGCGGCATACAAAATTGCTCAAGATAAATGGATTGAAGACTCCAAACTCGCCAACATCACTCATGATGGTAGCAAGAAGCGCAATCGTTATCATCATGGCTTGATCGCTCAAGAAGTTCTTGCGGTTATGGCTGAAAAAAATATAGACTTTGGTGGTTTCCAAGACCATAAAGTTAAAGGTGGCGACGATGTTCTTTCGATTGGTTATATGGAACTCATCGCTCCGCTTATCAAAGCAGTTCAAGAACTCTCTGCTAAAGTAGCCGAACTTGAAGCTAAATAAACGATAGTGATTGTTAGCCATGCGGTGTAGAGATATTCCGCATGGCAAAACACTATAAAAATATGCCATACACTAAAGAAAAAGCTGAATTGCCTGAAGGATTTGTTGATCTTGGCGAAGAAGTTTCTGCAATGGGAATGACTGAAATCGAGATCGAAGCTCCGAAAAGCGAATATCACTATCCTTCTCTTTACTTTGACAACGCAGAAGAGTTGAGCAAATTGCCAAAAGAAGGGACTGCTGTTATCCATTTCAAAAAAGTAATGGAGAAAAAAGAAGTTACGATGCGTGATGGTGAGGAGAAGAAAAGGCATTGCGTGGAACTTCAAATTTGTGGTATCAAGCCCAGTTCAGTAACTGAATCCGAAATGGAATCCGAGAAATACGATGATGAGGACGAAATTGAGAACGGATTGATGGAAGCTGAAGAAGAAGATTAAATTATGAAAAAAACAAATGCACCAATGCCTGAAGAGGCTATGACCGACGAAATGTCTGCAATGCCTCCTGCTCCTTCTGGCGGCGAGGTAATGATGAGTATCCCCAAATCTACCTTCGACCAATTACACGGCATCGTGGTTCAGCTTGCAGAAGCTATCGATGCACTTGCAGTTAATGTCGAACAGCAAGCCGCAGGCGGCGGCGAAATGCCTGCTCCTGCTCCCTCTCCTGAAACGCCTGAAGGCGCGATGGAAGACGCCGATCTTGCCGCATTTGCCGAGGAATTATCTCGCGGGAATGCTTAAAATATGTTCGTATCGCAAATTTTCGAGGAATGCGCGGAAATTTTAGGCACGACAGACCAGACTAAAATTTTCCGTAAGATCAGTCAGGCAGTCCAGACTCTCATGGAGAGTGGACATTGGATGCATTCGACTGCGGAAGTCGATGTCTGCACGGGGTGGGATGGATGCTCTATTGCGCTTCCTCGCGGCGTTTCTGTGCCGTTAGCGGTCAATGTTGATGGCAGTCCTACATACTTCCGCAATCGTCTTTTCCAGTATCATGTGAATAAGGGTGGCAAGTATAACCCTGTCGAGTGGGCATGGGACGACCGAGGCTATGTCGCAACCCTCATGGAGATCATCCAGCCTTCCGAATTGGTTGCCATTGCTGAATCCAGCAATGATGTTGGCAAGGTTCTTCGCGTGATTGGCACAAATGATCAAAACCGAGATATTCGCAGTCAATTACCTGACGGGACTGGCGTGGATGGTTTACTTATTCCGATCAATTCTATCTCTGACTTTCCTTACGGAACTATTGCGCCATCTGGATCAAAGGTTAATACCCGCGAAGTATCGATTTCGCCTATTCAGACTTTCAAGTCTGCTACTGCCCACCAATTAAATTCTGGCGAGGGAATGTCAATTACGCCTATTTCTGGCACTATTCCCGTTCCATTGTCTAGTGGGAAAACCTACTATATCGGCGTTGTCGATGCTCTTACGATTAAAATTTACAATGACTCGCTAAACGCTCAAGCAGGCGACTATCCGATTTCATTGCAATCCATCGTAGGTGCTGGGCCTTTAGAATTCCTTGATGAGCGAGCAAGCCGAGTTGTTACTGCTTTACGCTTCGCAACCGCTCCAACTATTGGCATTTCTTCAGCCAATCCAATTGTTTTCCCTGCTGGACAGACCCTGCCTGCTCCGCTTGAGTCTGGAAAAACTTACTTTGGAAATCTTCTTGATTCCACGAATCTTCAAATTTTCGAGACTGAAGAGAACGCTCAAAACAATTACAATGAGGTTTACACGACTGGATCAATTGATCCTATCGATGTCGATATTCGCAAAGAGATTTTCCCTGAAACAAAGTTAACTTTTACAGTTCCACATTTGTTCGTTGATGGAGATCAAGTTGAAGCGTTCACCTCTGGTGGCGTGTTACCTCGCCCATTGATCAGTAACAAGAATTATTTTGTAAATGTCATTGATTCAACCTCTGTAACTCTGCACGAAAATCAAGCTGATGCAGTTGCCTCAACTGGAACATTCTTTGTTGATCCTATCGTTCTTTTGACTCCCGGTAGCGGTGTGTTTTCGTTAGTTAAATTAATCTCCGCTACGGCAAGCGTTGGAAAGACCAACCAGATTTCTGCGCCGGGGCTTGCAATTCCAGTTCCAACAGGAGTTGGGGCGCAATTTGATGCGGTTCCAGTTGGTTCTGTAACTTCTGTTCGTGTATCTGCTGGAGGTTCTGGTTATACAACCGAACCTGCCGTGACATTTAGTGATCCGCCAACGCCTCCTACTGGTCAGCAATCTCGTACAGCAAAAGGATATGCTATTAGAAACTCAATTACTAATACAATTTCAGAAGTTATTATTACTGATTCTGGTCTTGGATATATTACATCTCCAACAGTAACGATTAATCCTCCTACAGCAACTAATTTTACTGTTACAAGTATTACGACAAATCCTGCAACTTTAATAGCAACAGTAACAACAGCAGTTGCACATGGATTTGCTAATTCAGATCAAATTTTAATTTCAGGAGCATCTCCATCTGATTACAATGGAACAAAAACAATATCAAATGTATCTACTAATACATTTACTTATGTAGTTACATCAGCTTTAGCAGATGCTACTGGAAACATTACTGCCGCTAAAGTTTCGGCAGGAAACCAAGCTACTGCTACGGCAAGCATTACTACATCTGGAATATCTAAATTCACTCCAATTTCTGGTGGTTCTGGATATACTGAAGCACCACAAGTAAAAATTGAAGGCGGGGGCGGAACTGGAGCCACCGCAAAAGCAAATGTTTCTGGAGGACAAGTTACTTCAATTGACATTATCACGCAAGGAACTGGATACACATCTCCTCCTGCTGTTATTATTTCTCCATCTACTGGAGTATTTGTTGAATTTCAAAGCACAGGCACATTGCCTCAACCATTAGTTGCTGGAACTGTTTATCGCGCAGAAAATCCTACTGCTAGTACATTTACAATTAAGAACACAGATTATTCAGATGTTGACATTAAATCTTCTGGATCAGGAACTTTGTATGTAGTTCTTTCCCGCGCATTTGGCGTTGCATTTACTGGCAATTGGCGAGGTGATTATGCATCGTTAGGTCAAACTCAAGGATTTTACTTTGGAACTGATTACTTGCTTCCAACCACAACTCCATCAATTGACAATGGTGTAACTGAATTCTGGTTACGCAAAGATACAGATCAGTCTGGGAGAGTTTATACCTCTGAAGCAAATGCAATTGCTGGAGGAACTACAGGACAAGTTGTTACTACAGCATTTGGCACAGGTCAGACATATTACGGAATTCGCTATACTGTCACGCCTAGTGTTTACGATGATTTAATCGAGCCAGATAATATTCAATACATTGCAGATGATGAAATTGTTAATTTCACATCGTCTGGAACATTGCCATCTCCACTAGTTGCTGGAACTGATTATACTGTAAAGTTATTTGGCAATCGTGTTAAGGTATATTCTGGTGGAGTGTTGGTTCCGATTACAACGCCGGGAACTGGTCGATTGACGCTTGATATTCGCAGGGTAATGACAGTCCAGCCTTCGACCAGTATCTATGCGCCTGCCTGCTTATATGAAACTGGCGATTCTGTTACTGTTCGCGCATCGGAAAACGATGTATTGCCAACTGGATTGACGGCAGGAACGACTTACTATGTTCGCAAGGTAGATTCTAACGAATTTGAACTTTACGACACTCTGGCAAATGCCAAAAACCTTGCCAGCACAACTGGACGCAGAGAGTATCTAACAACTGGCAACAAGACTACTTCAAAGTTCTTTGTGGACAATGTGCAAGGCCCAGTTTTAGTTAAGAGTATTGCACATATTGAAAAACCAGTAACGGATGGATATGTGAGTCTCTATGCATGGGATTATGGGCGCAGTAATGATTTGACTCTAATAGGTCAGTATCATCCTGATGAAATCAATCCAAGCTATCGGCGCATTCGGATTGGCAAGAAATGTGCATGGGCGCGGATCGCATATCGCATCTCGCCTCCGACTGTGACTTCCAAGCAGGATTACATTCCATTGGAGCATGAGCGAGCGATTATTACTGCCGTTCACGCCTGTGACTTGGAGGATAAGGATTTTGCAGAGCAGGCAACTCGCTACTGGGGCGTTGCGTTTAATTACCTAAAGAACCAGCAGGAGCATCTGGATGGTCATGCATTCCAACCTCCGCAGATTGCAAATCTAGTTTATGCTGATGGTAGCGAACCTGTGATGTTTTAAATGAAAAGTGATAACATCACATCAGGTAGACTTCAAAAGATCAGCACGGGCTGGACTCAAGGCGTAAATAGCGTTCGTAATCCTTGGGCATTACCTGAAAATCAGTTTAAGTGGGGAACAAATCTTTCTATTCGTGGTGGTATAGCACAGACTCGACCCGGCTACGCAATGCGCCTTTCCTTGCCTCCCGGCAATTTGCAGGGCGGCATCATCTTTCAGGCAAACAAGCAGAAAGACGCATCGTTCAGCCGCGAAGAAAATGGAGTTGATCGAGTAGTTCCTGCAAAGATTTTCGATGTAAATGGCGAAGGAGTCATTGCAACTGAATTAAGCTACATTGTCTTTGCAGTAGATGGTAATGTTTACTACGCACCTTTCCCACTAGTTCAGCCTAAAAACTGGAATGACTACAAGCTAAACAACATTAAGTTCGATCCTGATGTTGAGAATTTATACTTTGCACTTGCCACAAAGACCGCAAATCTTGCGACATCAGAGAACGAACTAGTAACGCCTGCTCATACTATCGTGATGATTCAGGATGGCATTTCTGCGCC